ATTCCAACTTCCTCAGCTGGAATAAACCAACGAGTTTGAGTATAAACTGGGTTAACACCTTCTGGTAAATCTTTAGAACTTGCTTGCCCATTTGGACCAGTACCAAACTCACGATAAATGGCTTGAGCTTTATCCGACCAGACACGCCCAACTATTTTACCTTCCGCATTTTCTACAACCTCAGTCTTTAAACTTCCAAGTAGTTCTCCAGAACTGAATTTCATACTAGAAGCCAGTCTTAATTCAGCTGCAGAACGAACTAACTCTGTGATTTCGTAAGTCGCATCATTCACAGCGTCATTTAAGATTTTAGGCATGGCATCAATTTTTCTTTTAAGCCTGTCCAATCCTTTAATTTCAACTCCCAATGTCATCGTTCCTTTCTAACATCACATTGATGTGTGTAGAATAAGGTTGAATCGACTTGATTTTATAATCAGGGTCACTGTCCTTATCAACATATAAGCAGATACCATTGTTTTCATCTCGACCTTCTTTTAACTCATTGCCTTGATATTTACATGATTTCATACTTGAAAGCTTTGAACCGTAAATTGTGGCATTGACAGCACCACTTGCGGACTGAACATTCATTTCAAGAGCTATAGGACTTTCCCATGCTATTACATCATTGAATTCTTCGTCCTGCGTAATCATTGCTCGTCTTAAATAGACAGTAATTAAGTCACGTTTCATCAGGCGCATAAAAACTAACCACCTTTCCGAGTCGGTAACGATTCAAGCCACGCTGGATATTTAAAGGAATATCTTCAACAAAGGATTGAGAAACGCCACCTTCTGAACGACTAGATTCTCCCTCTGTACTTTCACGATTAAAAGTAATTGTGGCTAACTGACGAGCATACAGCCACATTGAATCTAACATCTTATCCTGATTCGTATAATCAAGGACGAGAATAACCGCATCATTGATTAAATTTGTCGCCTTTACTTCATCAATCTCCAAATCACTTTTTAAGCGATTAATAGAGTTCTTTAGTTTATCATCGTCCATAGATTGTTACTCCTTGTCTTTAGTCTCTTCAATTCGTTCAAGAAAAGAGATACCGAATTCCTTAAGATTGTTTTGAATTTCGGACGCACGTTTTACCGTATATTCAACAACTTTTCCAACTTCGTGAAGTTCTTCGGTTTCAATATCCCTGAAACGCTCTAGTACTTTATATTTAGCCATTTATTAGCCTTGTGGAGCTGTTACACGTACGATTTTAGTGTCATCAACGATGGCAACAACATAGTGCTCATCGCCAGTGAATTGCGTCACTTTCTTAGTGATGTCACGGTCAAACTCAACAAGAACATCACGTTTTAAGAATGTTTTCATTGCACCAGGCTTAACCGCAATTGGCGCACCATCTGCGATTTTTTTAGAGCGAACAATAGTCCATCCCAATACCTCACCAAACGCACCAGATACGAGGATATTATCTCCGAGTTCAGACGCACGAGTCCAGTTAACTCCAGCCGCTTGGCGTAAAGTTGCAGCATCTTTGTATGAAACAAAAAGCACACCTTGAGTAAATCCTTGTTCTTCAAGTGCATCAGGAGCTTCAACAAATGTATTTTCTAGTTTGTCAATCAATCCCAAATCAACGGTAGCAGTTACCGTTAATTTAGCAGTATCAGCCACAGTTACAATTTCATTGTCAACTGCAGAAGCAATGGCCATACGAATTTGGCGTTGAATCTCTCCTACTGGATCACCATAACCTGAAAGTACCGCTTCATCAGTAATAGCCATCCCTTTAGCAACTTTTTTGATTGTGGCAGTTTGAGTTGCAGTTTGTAATTCGTCCATTTGAATTGCAGCACCTTCGGCAACGACTTTAGCATCACCAGAGTATTTAAATTTAGGCAATGTAATTGTTGAACCTGGTTGACCAGCAAGTGTTGTGTCGATTGGAGCAATTCCTGAGAACTTAATAGCTTTAGGCAATTGAGCAGCTACCATTTGTCCCATAACTTCGGGATCAACTTGTGAGTTCAAGAACGTTACTACATCGCCAGCAAAACGTTGCAAGTTAAATTTTAGTTTTTTGTTTTTCATGTTTTTTCTCCTTATTTTGTAGCCTGTTCATAGGCTTTTGGATTTGTTTTTTTCAGTGCCAGCGCTTCTTCATAAGTTAAGGTTGAAATATCAACTGGTTTCCCTGGTGTGGCACCTCCACCAAGTGGAGTATCTACAGATGCTTTGAGTTTTTCGTTAACTGCTACTTCTAAGGCTTTATCCCATTCAGCTTTGAAAGATTTGACATCTTTAATAGCTTCCTCAGCAGTATTTCCTTGAATCCGAGCAGCAAAAGCGCTTGGAATACCGATTTCTTGAAGTTGTTTGCCTTTTTCTACAAGCAACTGTTCTTGACGAAAGGCGGCTTTTTCTTGTTCAAAGTCATCTTTTTCTTTTTGAATCAGCGCTTGTTGGCGTTCTTCTTCCGAAAGTTTGGCAAGGCGAGCAGCTTCATTTTTTTCTTCTTCAAGTTCTTTCTGCCAACGACTTCGTTTAGACTTAACAATAGAATCAACATCAGTATCATCTTTAAGACCAAACTTTTCTTTGATTGCTGCAACTTGTTCATCAGTCAGATTGTCAGCATTGAATTCAGGAGGAGTTTCTTGGCCAGTTCCTGCTCCACCCTCACCGCCTTCTTGACCTTCAGCAAATTGTTGTAAGTTGAGTTTGAGTAAACTGTTTCCGCATAATGTTGCGATTTTCATGTTATTAATCCTTTCCAATTGCTTTTAAAGTGGTTCAATGCTTGCACTTCCGAAGCTTTTAATGTCATCACGCTTGGACATAAGAAAAGCGCCTGTCAATGACAAACGCTCTATATTTGATTAGCTGTTTCTATTTTTTTGTATAACATCGTGCCTTGCCCGAAATTTTTTAACTCAAAACCATATCTAGGTAAGTACCGTTTGTATAATCTCGCCCTTCTGTTATCTGCCCAATAAACTTGAATATAACAAGGCAAAGGATTATATAATTCAGTCTTTGCATATTCTTCAAATTCCTTGACCTTATTCATTGCCCAAAACAAAGGTTTAAAACCATCTTTACCAGTCTGGCATAGAGTATTTCGTTCAATTTGTTTTCTTTTTTTATAAACATTTAAGTTTACATTAGCAACAGCAACATTATTAAGATCATACAATTCGAATTCAATTTGCACTGTCATACCACTTGGGAGTACTTCTTTATCTATAATTACTAAGTCTCCATCTTGATCGTTATAATAATTGAATGTCATGTAAATCTCCTGTTATTTCACGCATAACTGCGAGATATTAGATCACCTCATTTGCTACTTTTTAATTCAATATCTGGATGCATTGATTTTAATTTATCCATCCATTCATTGTAAGTTGTGCTTCCTTTAATATCAAATGTTTTACCAGTAATAGGGTCAAGTGCCTTGCGTACTATGTTATTTAGTCGCTCTGAATACATTGAAGCAACTGAACGACACCAAGGATGAAAAGGTGGATATGTACCTTCTGCACCATTTACAACCGCTTCAGATACTAGAAAAACTTTATGGTCTTTATGACGACAAATTTGCGATGTTCTCAAATCTAAGATAGCAATGATTTGATACTTCTCAACGCCATTGTTTTGCCATGATTTGAGCTTTGCTTGGTTAGCCATATAATTCGCTTCAGTACGAATCAAACGCCTAGCAACGTTAATTGAGCGGTCAAATTCACCAGCAATTGCCTTTGCCATTTGAAACTCACTCATTCCAGTTAAAGATTCAACCGTGAAGAGCTGCTCTAATCGTTTGGCTAACGCTTCAGTATCTCCCCATAATCTTTTAGAGTAGTTACTTCCTAACCAGTGACTGTCAAGTATGTTTCCCACAGATTTGGTAGATAGTTCTTTGAACTTATAGCCTTTTTTATTCCAGACTTCTTTAACAATACCATTATTAGCATTTTCTTGAGCTTCACGAATAATTGTTTCAGCAGCAGTTTCTTTGTAAGCTTCATCTATCGTGTCAACATAAAAAGATGTCTGCTTATCAAGCTGGACATCCGCAATTTGTTTTATTACTAGATAGGACTTTGCTTTTAAATCTTCTGCACGAGTAATTCTTGATTTAAGCGCTAGTCCTGTGAGCCGCTTTTTAGCTTCTCTTTGCAAATCAGGGTTGCTGATATCTTTAGCTAATCTTCTAAGCTCAACTAATTCAGAAACAGGAACAGTTTCATTAAGCATTCTTTTTGCTTCATCATCTGTCAGTTCCGTTTGCTGCTTAGTTCTACTAAATAATTTAGCAATCCGTTTTGTTAAATATGATTGAGCATGTTTGTATGCCTGTGCTACGACTTCCTCAAGCTGTTTAGCACCGTCATTTACTTTCTTTTCGGATTTAATCGCTCTTT